AATCTCTTTACGAAGACATTGTAGATTCTCCAAAAACATATTACACTAAACACTATAAGAAACAGTTCTCATGAAACTTCCCTACAAATTACAAGATGTGTACGATGGTGAGGCACAATCAAAGTTCACTGTCATCTCTACCTTTGCCGGTGGTGGTGGTTCCTCTACAGGATACCGTCTTGCAGGTGGTAAAATTCTGTGTATCAATGAGTTTGTAGAAGAAGCAAGAAAGACTTATTCCGCAAACTATCCATCAACTCACATTGTTCCTAATGACATTAAGGAATTGGTGGGTGGTGACTTCCTCAAGATCACTGGTCTGAAACCTGGTGAACTAGACATCCTTGATGGGTCACCACCTTGTTCAGCATTCTCTGTAGCCGGGTCTATGTGTCGTGGTGAGGGTGCTAAACACTCTGATGGTTGGGGTAAGACCAAGAACTACTCTGATGGTAAGAAAGTGGAGAACATTGAAGACCTGTTCTTTGAGTATATTCGTGTTGCCAAATCAATCCAACCCAAGGTTATTGTTGCTGAGAACGTCAAGGGGTTGACAATTGGCGAAGCAAAGACTTATTATGCTAAGATTACTAATGCCTTTGAGGAGATTGGTTATCTTGTTACATCCAAAGTAATGAGAGCATCTTTTCATGGTGTTGGTCAAGGTAGAGAACGACTCATCTTTATTGCAGTTCGTAATGATATTGCCGACAAGATTGGTCTAAATGTTCTTACTGTATCTACGTTGTTTCCTCCCACTTCACCCAAAGAAACTGTCATCTCTGACATTATCGATGGTGTAAAGAATGACCCTGAGGATGTAAATAGACTGACTGAACACATGTTGAACAGTAGTGTCTATCAAAGTGTAGTGAAAAAGATGCCAAAGAATCCTAAAAAGATTCTATCTGGTATGGACTATCATGAGAAGGGTCATTGTTTCAATACAAAGAGGGCATCATTCTTCAAAGCATCACCAACAATTACTGCTAGTGGTGGATTGATTCATTGGAATGAAGATAGAACTCTTACAGTTCAAGAACTCAAACGTATTCAATCACTTCCAGATGACTTTATTCTCACTGGTTCTCATTCACAACAATCTGAAAGGGTTGGTAGAATGGTTCCTCCACTCATGATGAAGGCCATCGCAGAAAACATTTACAAAGAAGTATTATCAAAACTATGAAACTACTCACACTCGAAGATTATGAATTGGCAGGTCAAACCTTTTGGCCTAAGTATTGGTACGTTGCCAAAGAACTTGGTGAAGGTGCTAAGACAGAAGACGTTCTTAAATGTATGGAAGCAATCGGAACTGTTGCACTAAAGGTAGCACTAGAAGAAGAATCTGTAGGTCCATTTGGATTTAACAAAAAGACTGACACACCAGATACAGAATAAATATTACAAAGAGTGAACTCATATGCTTTCTACTCAGTACAGACTCAAACTAGAATTCATCTGTAAGTGTATTGCAAATGGTGAAGAAGTAAAGTTAGATGATATGATATGGGCAGAGAAGTTGTCTAGGTCTCATACACTAGCAAGAGACTGGTTGCAGAAGGCACGTAGACAATACTCTCAACAGATTGAAGAGGGTACTATGGATGATTTTATGAATAGATTAGGGTTGGGAGACCCTGACCCCTCTAATCATAAAACGGGATTTGATAGTGCTGATGATATCAAGGATTGGTTTAAGAGAGATGATATTTCTGACTGGCGTCAAAGGGATTAGTTTTTGAGGCAGTCAAGTGTAGTCAGGGGTGATAAAACTTGACATAAGTCCTCATTTATGGTATAAATAGAAGTAATCATACCCCTGATTACAATGAATGAATATTACACTTACGCATATCTGCGTAAAGATGGCACACCCTACTATATTGGTAAGGGTAAAGATAATAGAGCATACTCTAAAAAGCGTAGTATAAGACCACCCGCAGATACAAATAGAATATTAATTCTAAAAGAAAATCTAACAGAAGAAAATGCATTTAAGCATGAAATCTATATGATTGGTGTTTTTGGTAAAAAAATAAATGGAGGTATTCTCCATAATATTACTGATGGTGGTGAAGGTGTTTCTGGTCTGAAACATACAGATATTAGTAAAGAAAAAATAGGTAGGGCATTTAGAGGTAAAAAATTAACACTAGAACATAAAGAAAAACTGCGTCACTCCAAGTGGGGAAATAGTTGGAATAAAGGTAATACTATCTCACAAGAACAAAGAGAAAAAATTAGACAAACTATGTTAGGTGTAAAGCATACACCAGAACGCAGAAGACGACAGAGTGAGGCACACAAGGGAGTAAAACATTCTCCTGAAAGATGTGCCAAGAAATCACTAATTACCACTGGCAGAAAGTGGTATAATAATGGAAAAATAAATAAGTTTTGTTATGACTGTCCAGATGGTTTTATTTGTGGTATGATTAAGAGGAAAATATGACACAATATGACTTTGGTGGACTTGAAAGACATCCTGCAAATATACTGAGATTGATAAGTGAGTTGGAAGGGTCGTATCAACTCTGTAAGTATATGGGTTTTGAGGATGACATGAATACTTTAGATGAAATGAAAAAACCCTACTACAAACTTTACTTTAAGACAAAACGGGAGTATGATTCAAAATGAAAATGTGGGAGACAGAATGTGTTGGATGTGGTAAAATGATTCCAGCAAACCAGTGTCCTCAAGTTGGGTGTTATGTTTCATCTAAAAAAATATACAAAAATTCCTTATGTAAACCTTGTTGGGTAAAGAATAACAATGACTGAATTTAATAAACCAGGACCATCAACTGAGATTACTCCAGAAGTCGAAGAGTTTATAGTACAAACTCAACTGGATAATGTTGCAAAAATTCTTGATGGTAAACTTAGCCATTACATTGTAAGCGACAAGACTACAACACACAAAAAATACGTTATTGAATATGAACACAATCACAAAAACTGAAGTAGAAGTACAGGTCCCTAAAGGTGCCGAACTCATTGATGATGTATTCTATGTTTGGGAAACACGTTATGGTTTGTTTTCTAGTATGACAAAGAATGGTCGTGCAATGCTCACTGGAACATATAGAGACAACGTAATCATTATGACTCGTTGGCATTTGAAGTGTGAACAAGAAGGTTGGCCAGAGGGTTCAGTTAGTGTTGTAAATACATCAACAGTTACAGATTTATGAAGTTTGAACTCTCAATGGAGGACTATACTATCATCCTCAATGCACTTCATTATTATAAGAAGGTGGAGAAGTATCCTAACTTTGCACACTTTGATGAGAAGCGTATTAATAAGTTGAGAGACACCATGGCAAAACAATTAGTGTGGGACCAGTGACTACACTTTTAAATTACACTGCAGCATTTTGGTCTGTAGTTGTTATGAATTGTATTCAACCTGTGAACTGGAAAGCATGTCTACCAGTACATGAATGGTTGATACCAAGTATCCAAGAGGGTGTTGAGATTTATCTCGACCCCTCTTCTGTGTATTCAAATGAACGAGAATATCTAGAGAATATAAATAAAGATATAGAAAGTAATGATTAATCAGATGTCTTCATCAATGCGTAACTTTATGGAAGCGTATTCCGCTGTTCATAACAAAGAAGCTAAAGAAGAGTTTTACTCTCATAAGGATGAAATCAGTGAGATGGACTTCTCCTTGATCAACCAAACTGAGTTGAATGATATTGCTGAAGAAGTTCTTGAAGAACTTTTCGAAGAAGGTTATAGTGTCGAACAGTGTGAAGCAATATTTGAAGAAGTACTTACAGAAGCAAGAGTAACTTACGGTAGTGATACTGAATCACCAAGGGCAAAGAAAATGTCTGCGGTGAAGTCATCACTGAAAGGTGCCATGGGTAAGGTAAAAGAAAAGGCTGCAAAGGGTGCAGTTAAATCTTATGGTGCTTATAGAAGTGCAAAACAGTCTGCAACCGATAAGGCAAACAGATTGAAGCAAGGTGCAAGTAATGCATCTGCACAGACTGTACGTAAGGCAAAGGATGCTAAGGCTGGTATCAAGTCTGGTATCAAAGGGATGATTGGTAAAGCCGCGAAGAAAGTTGGTGATGCTGCTAATAAGGTCTCCAGCAGAATGAGTGAGTCCAGTGTCAGAAAAGATGTTGGTGATATCTACCAGGCCATCTATGAGAAGAAGGCTGACAAAGATTATGATGGTGATGGTGAAGTAGAATCTGGTAAGGACGAATACTTTGGTTCAAAAGACAAAGCCATCAAGAAGGCCATGGGTAAGAAAGGTAAGTGTGAGAAGTGTGGTAAAGATCCTTGTGAATGTGATAAGGAGATGAAAGAAGGTTACAAGGAACTCCCCAAGAACAAGATGTTCCGTAAGGCAGGTAACCTAGGACGTGATGTTGTAAGTCCTTCTGTTACTGATGATCAACGTCGGAAAGCATATGGTCGTTCTAAGAAAATCGTTAAGACTCTCAACAAAGCAAACGAGGAAGTAACATTCTCTGAATCTGAACTTAAGGCATTTGAAGAGATTGTAAATAGTTGGGAAGATTGATTCCTGAATCGGAATGGACGTATTTAAATATCTAAGAAAGGCTGATGCCTACCTTGCCGAGAACGATGATTCTCAGGCAAGGAAGGATGCTGAACGTGCTGGTGGTGTAACATCTAAGTTCAGTAGATACTATGATAATAAAG